CCTATGGAAAGCGGGAAGCCAAGAAAATGGGCGTCTATAAACGGCATTGTTATACCGTTCCTTATTTTAGTACACCTAGTGCATTTATAACCCATTTAAAAAAACATAACCAATCGATTGAGCTGGTTGATTATAAGGCTTATCAACAAGAGCTAATTAAGCTGCTGAAGGAGTCTATCGATGAAGGTGATCAATGAGCAAAAAGCGCTTTATTCAAGCCGTGATTGCTCGTAGTTTGCCATCGATTGATAAGCGTCAAGCTGCGTTAGCTTACGCAGAAAACCTATGGAGTTGGCTGGATCAACAGGGCTATGGCGCAGATCGAACCCACCAGCCGCGCATTAGTAAGGACTGGTGCGCTGAGATGAATGAACGGCAGTTACGCTGGTTTAACGGGTTTTGGCAGGCCTTTGGCTTGAAGAAAGGCCGTAATGAATCCGCTGCGCGCTGGGTTCAGTTGGGAGAGTTAAAAGATGCTGAATATCAACAGATTATTGATGCTGCTACCAAGGAATCCAGGCGACAACTGCCGCCTGGCCAGGCCAGAAAAGAAGCGCAAGGCTGGTTGTTTGAAAAGCGTTATGGTGACTATCAACCAACAGTGGCCAGTAAATCATCAATAAAAAACCATGCATTGATAGGGCTTAACAATGAACTACTAGGCATTAAAAAACTGTATGAGGCCGGCAAGGATGAGGCTTTGCTTCCTCAAATTGAAAAGCTTGAAAATGCTATTAAGGATGCCAGGAAGCTAGGCTAAGCAGGAGTGCAATGCACTCACTACAAATTAACGTCTATACTCAATAACTTTTTACCCGCAACTTAGAATGGAAATGACATGTATAACAAAATTATTATAGCGGCGGTATGTTTGTCGCTGGGTGGGTGTGCAAGTTCGAGATACCCTGGGTATGAAAGTGTAAATATTGCTAACTCAGTAGAGAATAAACCCTGTGTAAGACTTGGTATAAAAGAGCAATGCGATGACGGATCAAAGGCAGAGTGCGATATTTGGTTTAAAAAAAGAGCAACGCTTGTTGACGCGAATACCGTTGTAATACAAGAAAATGCAGGAGGAAAACTGCCTACTGGGAGGTATTACAGTTGTAAGGCAGGCAATCTACTGTATCAAAGCCTTATTTTTAATAAGCAAGAATATGGACCAAATTTCAATACTGTAACAGGGCAAGCTTTTTTAACGCAAAAAGGCGGAGGCGTTGTTACATGTGCGGGTAATCGTGTTGAAATGCATCCTGATACTGAATATTTCGCTGATATATTTGATGGTGTTGATCGAGGATTACAGCCAGATCATGATCTAAGCAAAGATGCTAAGGATTTTCTTAAGGAAAGCCAATGTGATGCGCAGGGAAATTTCGAGTTCCATAAAATACCTAACGGAAAATGGATTATTACTGCTGAGGTTAAGTGGGATGTTAATTTTGTTAGGAGTAATGGGTTTTTTTATTATGTTGCCACCAGCAAGCAAGGGGGCTATATGAGCAAATCAGTTAATATTAAAGATGGTGATAACAATAAATTTATTATCGCTGAATAAGGGTGGCCAGGAGGTTTTACTTTCCGGTTACAGATCAATATGGCGGGCAGAACAGCCTTGCCCGCCCTGCAAAGCTTCAAATTTGACAAAGTTAATTTCGAGGGCTAATCTACCCGTGCTGACATTGCTCAGCACGGGATTGGTCTCTCGGTAATTCTCGGCACAGGCCGCTTCATGCGGTTTTTTTGTGCCTATGCTCCACCCCTCATTATGTCGGGCTGGGCAGGCAGTCGAAAGACTGGCCGGCTGAGAATCCGGTAGACCAACCTGTTCAGTCCGGCGCCATGCTTGGTCTCATGTCGCCGACTTATTAATTTATTCTCGGAGTCTACTATGAACACTCAATTACAATCGTTCGATTTCAACGACCACGCTTTACGCATTTTCCCCACCGATGATGGAGCAAGTTTTTATGCTATCGCCAAAGATGCCACCGATATTTTAGGTTATCGAGATGCTACGACTGGATTGCGTAGCGTTCCAGACAAACACAAGGGTACACGTTCAGTGCGTACCCTTGGTGGAACTCAAGAAATGCTCTGTGTCGATGAATCCGGTTTATATCGACTGATTTTGCGTAGCGATAAACCTGAAGCCGAACCGTTTATGGATTGGGTAACGTCTAAGGTTCTACCGTCAATCCGTAAAACCGGCAGCTATGCAGAACAACCATCCCATTCACATAGCGCACTACTCAATGAAATAGACGATCTAAAGAATGAATTACTAAACCTTTACCGTGCCCGACATCAAGCACAAGCCGTACCGCAGAATAGTGTTGCTGTATCTGGCGGGCATCGTCCTTGGACAACGACCCAGGATCAGGAGTTGTTGGCATTAAAGGCGGAAGGACATGGTTGGACGGCTATCGGCGTAAAAGTGGGTCGTTCGCGTGAGAATTGCCGCTACCGCTATAATAAATTAATGGCTCAACAAGGCGGCGTGTAATGAGCGCTTCAACTACCCTCTGGGCCAGTCCGGTCGTCAACGCCCTGGATCGTATCGACCATATCACCGTCTGTCTGGAAGCGGTCAGCGACCTGGTCGCCCCGGAAACCGATATGCACCTGGTTGATCGTGACAAGTTTGCCATCCTAATGGCCTTTTTACTGACCGAACAGCGCACTGCCAGCGCCCAACTGGCTCAGGCGTTAAAACACGAGAGTTAATCGTGAATTGATACCTGCTCAACTAAACCCGCTTCGGCGGGTTTTTTATTGCTGGCAACATAGACAAATAATTAAACTACATTAGAATCATGCCTTGCCATTTTTTGGAGGTTGCCATGACTACGCAAATGTTTGAATTGCCCGCTGAATTGATCCCGCCCCAGTTCCAAAAAATTGCCCAGGATTGCGGTCAGCAAACTGCTATGATCTTGCTGTTGAATTTTCCCGGCGTGCATATCCATATTCCTACAGTCCCACTTGCTACCCATAAACTGGCAGAGTTGCTAGGCTTAGAAGCCTTTGCCCTGCTATGCTCGCTTTATGGCGGCAATAACATTTCCATGCCGCGCGGTGCCAAAGCTTTGCGCAGTGCACGTAATCAACAGATATTGCGTAGCTTTGCTGAAGGGCTTAACCAATCCGTTATTGCTTTAAAATTCGGCCTAACTGAGCGTCATATTAATACTATCTGTAATACGGTACCGATCCATTACCAAAGAGACCTGTTTAGCCTGTAATACCGTAAGCCGCTTCCTGCGAAACCTCTCCCATTTCCCGCTTAGGGGCTAGTCAGTAGACTAGCTCCATGATTAAAAAATACTCCTTATCTAAAACCGGACTTAACCTGCTAAAGCAAAGCGAAGGCTTTTCTGCGGTGGTTTATCTATGTCCTGCCGGTAAGCCGACTATCGGTTATGGCCATGTTGTTAAATCCAATGAGAGCTTCAAGCAGCCGATCTCTACAGAGCTGGGAGAAGCCTTACTCCGGGCTGACTGCGAAACTGCCGGTAATTACATCAATGCCACCGCTGCAGGCAAAGGTTCACTTAACGGCAGTTACCAGCTAACCCAAAATCAATTCGATGCCTTAGTGTTGCTGGTTTTCAATATCGGCGTAACCGCCTATCGTGAATCAACCCTGCTCAGCTGCTTGCAAAATGGCGATAAGACCGGTGCATCTGAGCAGTTCTTGGTTTGGGACAAAATTACTGTCATTGATACAAAAACCAAACAGAAAGTAAAAAAAGTCTGTCCTGGCCAGGTCAGTCGCCGAGCTCGTGAGCGAGCCTTGTTTGATCAGTCCTATGCATAACTTAATCACTATTTTAGCGCCAATGTGCGTATTCCTGTTTTTTCTGGATAGACGGGTTTCGGCCTGCCTAAACAGAAAGAAGTCTGTCCAACACTGGGTTTTGCGCGGTGCTGGACCTTATCAATCTTTTTATTTGGGACCTTATTCAATGCGAAAAATTAGCTCATTAGTACCCTGGTTTATTATCTCGTTAGTTGCTCTGGCGATGTCTGGCGCACAGGCGGCGGTTGATGGCGCTATTGCTGTCATCTCATCTGATCCGAATGTTTTGTTGGTCACGCCAACCGGTGACGGCAAGTTTCATGTGGCTGTCGTCGGCGTAGGTCGCGCAACCTTGACTGTGAGCGGTGATGCCGATCGCGGCGATGGCGTACGTAATCTATCCCAGGACTTTGAGTTTGAAGTCTACGACGGTGCGACCGAAGCCGATCATTTTGAGTTGCAGATTGCCGAATTTGCTCCGGCCAATGCTCCGGCGATTGCAGATCCCAATGCATCGCAAAATCCTGATCCTACTGCTACCTCCTAAAGGAAAGCGGGATACCTCAGCCCTGGGCATTAGCCTGGGGCATTTTTTTACCCGAGGTCATTATGAATAATTTGCTGTTGTTATGCCGTGCCCTAAGGGCCGGTGAATCACTAACTGATTCTGCCACCTGGAAAAATCACCAGTTACGCTTAAACGCGATACTGGCTATTTTGTATCTGCTGGTCAAGTTTTTGCCGACGCCTTTATCCGCTGATGATGTTGATGCCATTGCTTCCAGCCTGGCTTTATTGGGCGGTACCGTGAACAGTTATTTAACAGTCGCAACCAGCGACAAGGTAGGTCTGTAATGTCGCTAATGTTAATGGGTATCGCCATTATGCTTGGGCTAATTGTGATTGCGATGGCATATCGCAGCCAGGCTAAACAAGCCGAGCATTTTGCAGCCATCCAAAAAACTATAGCGGAAGCCGCATTGAGCCAGACTCAACACCGTGAGGCACTGGATAAAACGCTATCAACTTTAGAACAAAAACAACGAAAGGAGACTATCGATGAAACTAATCCTAAAAATTTGGCTAAACGTGATGGTCTGGATAATGATTGGTCTGATGCAGATAGGCTGCACGACGACACCGCCGACGCCTCAGATCATCCAGACAGCGCTACCATTACCGATACGGCCAGCGCTGCCCTCGATAAGCGCACAAGAATTGACCTGTTTGGCAGATGATGTCTATGCCCGTCTTGCAGCGCGCAATCAAATGCAGCGCCACTATGCCGAACGACTGGAAGCCATCATCAAGTCAACGCGTCCGCAAGATGGGACGGCCGCTGATGTCCTCGGCAACCCGCAGGTATCTCATGAGTGACGATATAGACCGCGCTAATGATGAGGCGCAATTTACGACTGATCATGCCGTGCAAGCATACTTGAAAAGTCAGGCGTTACCGCCGCAACGCATTATTGCGGATGAGGTGCTATGTCTAGATTGCGAAAGCATAATTCCTCCTGGACGATTAGCTGCATTACCAAATTGCGTGCGCTGTATTAGTTGCCAGGAAGCTGAAGAAATTCGAGGCAGACAGTGACTATCACTATCGACCTATATCAGTCGTTGGGCTTGGCTTTTGCCATGCTCACTACCTTTTTATCAGTGATGTTTGCCGCTGGCAAGTTACTGATTGGGCAGTTTGAACAGCGTCTTGATGATCGGTTTAGCAGTCAGGATGAAGCAAGGATTGCCGGACAAAAGCATTGGGATACTAAGTTTTTATCGCTGGAACAGGCAGCCGCCAGTGAGGCTAAAGAATGGCAGCGTATCGAGCGGGAAATTTTATTGATGAAAGCCGATTTGCCAAACCTGTATGTGCGTCGGGATGACTACATCCGTAACCAAACAGTCATTGAGGCCAAGCTCGATGGACTGGCCATGCGTATCGAAAATGCAATTTTAAAAGGGGAACGACATGGCTGATCACGCCAAAATACGCCGCGAGAATATCCGTTGGCAAATCTTGTTAACATTAAACAACGCCAGGCCTATCGGCGCTTACGAGCGCATTGTGCTATCCGTTATACAAGCTGAATACCCGGATGCGACACAGGAAGAGGTACGAAAAAACCTGGATTATCTCCATGAACGTAATTTAGTTAAAGTAGATCACCGTCCGGATGGGCGTTGGTTTTGCAGCCTGGCTCGTTATGGGGTTGATGTCGTTGAGTATACCGTCGAGATTGAGCCGGGTATTGCCCGCCCTGGGAAATACTTCGATGCCTAAGCCAGGTGCAATAGATCAGTTATCGCCAGAACAGCGCGCAGTATTTGAACTGGAACTGATTCGGCGCAACTTTGCCGACTATGATGGCTTTGTCGAATGGCTGAATGCCAGCGGTTTTGAGATAAGCCGTAGTTCTGCTTATCGGCATGGCGCTAAATTGAAACGCCGGATTCTGGCAGTCAAGAACAGTACCGAGGCAGCACGGATGATAGCCGAGGCGGCTCCAGATGATTCAGACCTGCGTTCAGCGGCAGTTATCTCTCTGGTGCAATCCGAGTTATTTGACGTAATGGTCAGTCTTCAGGATCTGGATGATGCCAAGCCAGGTGAACGGGTCGCATTACTGAAAGAGGCCTCCAAGTCAGTGCTGGATATGACACGGGCTTCAACACTGCAAAAGGAATGGCAGTTGAAAAATACCGCCAGAATTCGGCAGGAAGCTAGGGCCGAGGCTGCTGAACAGCTAACAACTGAACTTAAAAACGATGGTATCAGCGCCGAGCTGGAAGCCTCGATCAAACGTATTCTGCTGGGAAAATAATGGCTATTAATTCCGCGCTGGTAACTGCTGATACTGTTGAAGAGCTGCAAACCAGTGATTATTTTCCAGCTAATGAACCGGTTTTGCTTGGCTATCAGGCCCGTTGGATACAGGATGACTCTGAAGTAAAGATAGGTGAAAAGTCCCGTCGTACTGGACTGACCTGGGCAGAAGCTACCGATAATGTCATAACTGCTTCAAAACCAAAAAAACGCGGAGGGCGTAATGTTTTCTATATTGGCTCTCGACAGGAGATGGCTCTGGAATACATCGCTGCCTGTGCTTTATTTGCAAAAGCCTTTAACCAGCTGGCAGGTAGCGTGGATCAGTCTTTATTCAAGGATGAAGACGGCAGCAAAGAGATTCTGGCGTATACAATTCGCTTTCCTAATTCCGGCTTTAAGATTACTG